CATTGTGATTTACTCTTTCCTAAATATACTCCGTACATTGATATTTCAAATTGGTAGTGTTGTCTTTGATGATTGTAATCTAACGTCCAGTCAATGTCAATATCTAGCCTTGGGACATATCCTGTTAGAACCATTTCGGCTTTTAGAAGTCTAATATACTCTTCCTTAAGTCGTCCAATTGATCCGTCATCTGTAATTATACCATCTAGACTAAAGATCTTAATTGGCTTATGGTGTACATTTTGCATACTCCATTATAACTAGTTATCTTCAAAGTCCTTGTATCGATACATACCCTTGTCAAAATCAGTCTCAATAAGAAACTCGCCCATAAAGCCATTACGGTTCTTACGGAAGACACACTCAATGACATCTGAGTTTGTAGCACGACCAAGAGCAAGCACCCAGTCAGCATCGTATGCAATCTGACGTGACCAGGCAGTTTGTCCCAGTGTAGGAACAGTGTCAAGCTTATTAACGTCGTCTGGTGTGGCTGACGAGATAGCAATGATTGGAATCTCTTCACTAATAGCCATAAGCTTTAGTTCACGAGAGAGGTTCTTCATACGTACCGTCTCATTATCAGCCTTCTGATTTGGAGACATAAGTTGCAGGTAGTCTACAATGATGAAGTCTGGCTTGTACTGATCAATCTTACCTCGCAGAACGGAAGGTGTGACCTCTCCGCCAGAATCATTAGAGATGATGTGGAACTCAGGCTTGCCCTGCAAGTTCTTTTGATGCCACGACTTTAGCATATCTAGCTCTACCTGACCTGCAGATAACTTACGGTGTGACCAAAGACCATCCCCCATAATTGTAAAAACACGGTTGCGAACCTCTGTCTCGCTCATTTCAAGGCTAATCACCATAGGTGACTTGCCCTGTCTCCAAGCCTGTACCGCAAAGTAAAGCGACAGCCAAGACTTACCAATACCTGGATAGGCAAGGAATACGCCAAGCTGTCCTGGCATAATACCTGCAGGTAGATAGTTGTCAAATCCTGGCAAACCAGTCTTGATACCTGTAATACCTAGCTCTGCTTGCTCTTGTACCTGTCGGTAGTATGCAATTGCATCGTCAATGTCTGTCACATCAATATCACGGATTGCCGATGTATTTTTCTTTAGTTGTGATGTTAGCGTAATTAGTGACTCAAGTGCTTCTACGCCCTTGCCACCCTGAATATCAGTTGCAGCGTTACGAACAATGTCCTTAAGGCTATCATTTAGATATTCTGCCTGTAGTTCATCCAGGTGGTGCTTAGTGGCTCCAATACCAGCAACTGGCTCAAAGTCACGAAACTTTTCTACAACAAGGCTAGTTGGTGGGACTGTGCCATTATTCTCAAAATAGTTACGAATAAACTGCCAGATATCATTGTGTGTACGAAGAATATTATCTACGTTTGCCTGTAGCAATACGTGTGCTTGCTTATCTTCTAGTACCGCAGAGATCAGCTTTGCCTCTGTGTTAGTCATTTAACCACTCCTTAGCCCTCTTACGGCGTTCTGCTCGTTCATCAATGTCTTGTTTTTGTGCTTGCACTGCTTCTACAATTTTGTCAGCGTTGTTAATAAAAAACTTCCAGCTTGGGTTCTGGCTTGCTTCAAAGTAGTATGCAAGCAAGTCGTAGCACTCTGGCAAACCAAAAGATTCAATGAGTGCGTCTGCAGCCCACTGTTCTGTGTTTAGGTTAAGCACAGGCTTTGCCTCATACCTTTGCAAATGTAATTTGCTATAGCGACTAAGCAAAGCCATACGGTCTTTGCGGTCTGCCATTATTCTGGAATCTCAGATTTGGCTTCGTTAATCTTTTCAACAAGCTTTGCTTCAACAAAGCTGTATACACGCTCAAACGCATCTTGAATAGTTTCTCCCTCACGTCGTGAGTCTTCTACTCCAAGATCGATGCGTAGCGATTGAAAATTGCCAAGATTGAGTGTGTACCCAAGTGCAATATTTACCTTTGTGTTATCGTTTTCCATTGTCTCTCCTTATGGACTAAATAGATTCTGACCATACAGGCACGAATCGCCCATCGTCAGTTCTTGTATATGTCAGTATACCATCTCCCATACGCCTTGTCAACTCTTGTGGCGAGGGAGTTATGTCGTTTGTTATTAATTTGTCTTTGCGTGGTCTACCAATGTGATAGGTAGCAAGTATATCACGAATTCCTCGTACCTGCGATTCTGAGTAGTAACATCTTACTTGCCAGCCTCTTTCTCCACCCTTTTGAGCACCCATAGGCTCTGGGATAACTCCTCGCTTCATCAATGAAGGCATATACTTTTTATGACGATTTACTAATATTGCTGTTTCTCCAACAGTGTATGCTCGTTCACGATTGCGTTTAAAATCTGTTACAAGGCAGCTTTCTATTTGATCTTTAGTTATGTTATAGACAGACATAATGCCGTTTGATCTATTAAGGTGATGAATTCTAACAAGATCACCATTAAGAAACCAAACTTTCTTGCTGCCTGGAATTGGTGGGGCAGAATTATACTGCTCCCTGTCCATTATACTGGTACACCAATTGCGATAATGTTTACAGACATACCACCAATATTTCCAGCTTTGTCAAATTTAACAAATCCTTTTACTCCAGATGTTGTTACTGAACTAATAACTGCATAAGCATTTTTACTTGCTGTGGTTACTGTTCCAGTAATAACTGGTGTTGCAGTTACAATTGGTACATCTGCAAATGGAGGATAAAAATCATAAGAAAATGGCTTTTCTTCATCTAGCTTTACTGATGTTCCAAGATCTAGTGCTGCTTTTCCAGTAACAATTTTAACTTCACTTGATCTTACTGATTTTGTACCGCCTGTTACTGCAAGGGATGCATATGCAGAAACATTAATTGCAATACGATCCCACAATGCATTAATAGATTCTGTCATTTTGTAGACAAAAGAAATGTCGAATGGCTGACCACGCTGAGGAACTGGTAATTTCATAGTACTAGTATATCACTAAGTCACTGTAAATGCAGAAGAAGTTCCTATTAGAAGATTGTTGTTTTCTTCTTGCTTAAGACCTGCAGCCTGTATTCTAATTATTGCCCTGTTAACACTTACATTTGGAATATCTATAGGAAGCGATGTTACAGAAATTGTATCATAATATTCAAAATTAGTATAATTGCTTCCAGAATCAGTTGACCATTTAGCAAAGACATCGTATAGTGGTCTATAAGAATTTGCATCGACTAAAAAAGATACCGAAAGCATTTCTCCACTTTGAGAAATTGTAAATGCACTACTATCTATTGTTCCTATAGCTTTAGCAGGAACTGTTTTATATTGAGACCAAGACGACTTTTGCGATCCATCTGTGTTAGAAACCCTAACTCTAATAACGTAATTATTATTTTCGTCAACTCTTTGAAACGGCACATCAACAATTGAGACTACTTTAATATCTTCAGTTGCCATTATTCTACACCCAAATCAAGATTGAATTTTGCTTCAAATATGTTTGCAGAGTTAACCTCTTTTAGTGCTGGCTGGTTGGTTGATGTTTGAACTGGTGAATATGATACCATTCCATAAATTGGGTTATTTTCCCTATCCCTATTGTTTTCAAATCTTAGCCCATCAAGAATTACGTAATAAGATCCGTCTGAAGAAAAAACAGACCCACTATCTGAAGTTGATGTTATGTTAGAAGTTGTAATTGCAAACGATATTGTGTTTGACGAAGTATTTACAGCAGTAGCTTCAAATGTGCCGTTTAGTACTGAATTTGTTAATCCACTAGTGGTAAATATTTGACCTGGAATAATTTTGGGTGTAGCTGTTGTTGTTATTGTTGCTATGTTATTTGTAACTGCAACAGTGTTTACTGTCAAATTGCTTGTAGGAACGGACACATAGACCTTTACAATGTCTGCTGCAGACCAGTTAAACCCAGAACTCTTTTTTAAAGCTCCAAGAGATAGTGTTTTTACAAGGTATCTATTGCCACCAATAAAATCTGAAGATGATACTGAAAATTGTGCTTTTGCATAATCACTAGATACTCCAGCTGTTTCTGTTTCATCTGAACTAAATTCTAGCATCATATACATATTGGTTGGCACTGATGCTGACGGATCTACGCTAAACAATGAAAACGCAAGCTTTAATTCATCAGATGATGCATTTTTATCAAAAGAGAATGCTTTGCCTATAAGATGTATATGTGGTTCTTCTGTTGCAGTCCAAACCGTGCTTGAAGTATTAATTCTTGATAATCCTGTAGAAACAGCAATAGAAGACTGGAGCATTCGTGGTCTTTCCAATAAAGAAGATCTGTTTGTGTCTTCAAAAACTGCGTTAGTGTTTTCTATTGAAAATACAGTTTGAGTAACAGCCGTATCTATAACTCCAGTTGAAGTACTATATATCGTTGTGGTAGGAGAAAAAATTGACACTGCAGCTGTTTTATTGTGACTTTCCCAGTTTTCAGAAGTTGTAAATGTTGTTATGCTTCTGCTATCAATACCAGCTGCAATTGGATTTGAGCCAGCTGAAAATACCCCAGCCTCAGTAATATAGTATCTTTCTTGAGACGGAAGATCTCCAGAAAGAATTACAGTTGTTGTTCCACTAGTAACATTTTGCTCAAATGTTCTTGATGTAATTGGAACTCTAAACATTTCAAAGTCAAGGGTTTCTTTGTTTTTAAAATTAAGAATTGCTGTACCACTTAAAGAAATTGGTCCCTCATTCGATCTTGTTTTAGAAAATTCAAAATAATCTGTAGTTTTTGCAGTAACAGTATATGTTCCATTAATTGCAGATACATTGCTTGAAATTGTTACTAAATCTCCAACTAAAAATGGATGACCTGTTGCAGAAACATTAGCAGTATTGCTTGAAATTGTATAAGAAGTAATGCTATCAGAATATGCTGTTCTTGGTCTTGCTCCACAACCAATAGCAATATATGATGCATATGCTGGTGCTTGATCCACCATATACTTAGCAATAATTGATTGTCCAGTTGATGTAATCATATTACTTATATTGTACCATCTACGAGATCGCCATTAGTTAAAATTTCTACTTCAACATAATACCCTGGCTTCATATCTCTCAAATTAATTTTAATTGTACCGTTTGTTCCATCTTCAACTAACGGATAGGCTATATCGTCTATTGGAACGTGTCTATTTAAATCAATTCCATATCCAATAAATATATTTTCAGAGCTATCGCTAAATGATATTGACGGCTCTCCAACAAATGCTGCTCCTGCATCGGCAATTGGAGTATAGTTTTTGTTAAGGGGGCTATCAATTAGATCTGATCTAGAAGCTGACAAAATCTCTGTCCCACCAATTGTTGCAAAAATATAATCAGCCATTGACTCTACAGACATATATGGATCATCTAGAATAATGTCTGGGCTTGCTACCTGAACACCTTTTTTAATTTTGGCATAAATTGGTTCTGGTAAAAATGGATTTACTGAATTAACCATTATGCACCTCCTGGAATTTCACTAAGATATACTGTCATATCTGGACCGTTCAAAGATCTCTTGTATTCAATATTGTACACAACAAACCTGGTATCGTTGTTTGCAATTTGGTCAACATTATCTGCATCCTTATAGTCTATGTTAACAATATCTCCAAGTTGAAGTGTTGGAATTGGAAATACCGTGAGACCTATCGACTTTCTTGGTTTAACAATTTTATCAATCATCCAAGACATAAGCGATTCTGCTGCATCTTGTGTCTGAATGTACTCTGATGAAATGTTAAATTCTTTTCTACCGTAGCTAATTCTACTATTTTTAATAGATCGATAATCTCTCTTATTATCAAAAACTTCGTTAGCATCAATTCGACCATATGTGTCTACATCAGTTATATTTCCATTTTCTTTAAAGAATTCATCTACTGTTAGGTCGTGTTGCGACTCTTGCGTAAATGTTACCCCAAGAATTCTTAGATAGTTTCCACTAGTTTCGTCTAAGTTTAAAATCTTATCTGTTGTATTAAAAACTAAAAACTCTGCCCCATATGCATTTGAAACAAATCCAGATATAGAATATCCCTTTAGTCTATTAAATGTTGGTGCTATTTTTGCTACTAGTGCAGGGTATGCCTTATCATATCTAATATTAAAGTAAGCAGCTTCTCGCATAATTGTTCCAAACTCTTCAAAGAAAATATCTGCACTACGTGGGGCGATTGGACTAATTCCAGTTAGATAAGTGTCTCTAATTGCTGGTTGTATGCAATATTTATCAAATACGTCGTCTGTCACAAATTCATCGTTAAATGATATAGCTGCATTTAATGGCGTTTCTGCGGTATCATAGTAGTTTGATGCATCATTGTTTTTTACTGCATAAATGTTTTCAAACATAACCTTTGATGTGCCTCTAACAAATAATGCTGTTTTTGGTGTTGCAACCTCAATTGGAGACGTGTCTTCTACACGACCAATAAGTTTGTTATTCATATAAATCAAGAACTCGTATGATTGAACTGAAGCGACTTCTGTAGAGTTGGGCTTATTTGACCCACGAGTTGTTCTTACTTCTACAGCAATGTCATATACCGTTGGCTTTTCTTCACCCTTCATTCTATACTGTCCAGTAAATCTTCCATCATCTACAAGGATGCTTGTCAAGCCAGTCCAAAGTTTAACTGGAATTGCTTTAGTAGCAGTATTGGCTGTTGTGTCTCCAACCACTTTGTAGAAAAATATGTTTGCAATATCTTCTGCATTTCCAAAATCGGCAATGTTGGTTGAAGATAGTGCTGCAATCTCTAAAAAGTATCCAGTATTTTTTGTTGGATCGACCATAATCCCAATGCCACCAGAACCACCGCTAATTGAAACTGCTGCAGTAGTGTCTGTAGCATCTGCAGAAATATATGTCATTCCGCCTGTTGGAGTTTGATATGCATTTTCATTATTTTCTGGAGTGCCAATAATACGTAATCTTGTTCCAAAGTGATTGTACATACTTCCCAAGTCTGCGTATGAATAAGAAATAAAATCTTTTGCTTTATCTGTAGTGTCAAAATTTGGACCAGTAAACACAAGTGCTGAAGATTGAACTTTTCCAGTTTGTGTTGTTGTTACTGTTGTGTTTGCATTTTCAGAAACATATGGGGCAGACATATAGTTTTTGATTACAGAAACCCTGGTTGCTGACGCACCCTTTTTGTAAGAAGCACTTTGTGACAAGTTTGAAACTGTAACATTTTGTGTTCCAAAACCATTGCCACCATTATTATCTGTTGTTGTCAGATAACTATCATAAATCTTTTTACCGCTAAGCTTAACGGTTGCTCCGAGGGTTCCTGTTGGAGTTTTATTTACTTTCATTCCTCCAGAAACTTTTGCTGTAACTACTGTTCCAGATGGAATATTTGTTCCAGTAACCGTTTGACCAACAATAACATATTTTCTATAAGCGGCTTCAAGATATATAGTTTTTCCACTATAGCCAAGTCCTCCATTAGCACCATTTCTAATGTTTACATTTTTAGCAGTAATGTATTTGTCATTAAGAAGAAGCTTAGACTCCATTTCAATACCGCCGACATTTTGAGTAGCCCAATCTGGAAGATTTCTTGAATGAACTTTAATCTCAGTATTAAACTCTCCTCGTCCGTGTTTCTTAACTGGACCATCTTTAATTGTGACAACGCTATCAACTGTTTCATAATATGGCTCTGCATAAATTCTTACACGACCAGTTGGATACAGCTTTCCATTAAATGGAATTTCTGCAAAATATTTTTGATATTCTTCAACATCACGAATCCAGTAATTTGTAGTTGCCGATCTTCCAATAACATTTGTTGAGCCAAGCGTTTGATGGTTACTAACAACCTTGAATGATGTTGTGTTTGTTATTTCAGTTACAGTTGTATTGGCTCCAAAAACACCCACACCAGTAGATGTTACCGAAATTTTGTCACCGACTTTAAGTCCAGCAGTTGTTCCAGAAGTAACAGATACAATGTTTGTGGATGTATTTGCAAGGTTTACTACAAATTCGGCAGTGGTTGATGGCTGTGAAATGCTATATTCTACTGCATCATATCTAATAATTTCACCATTTGCATATAGATATCCATTATAGCGAGGAAGCCAGTAAACACCATCTCCAAGATCAATTGTATTATTTATTAATTGACCACTAGATACAGATGGAATTGTGTTTGATAGATCGGAATTAATTGGTACGGCAGCTAATGAATATGCAGACTGAGAAGCTTTTTGCTCGTTGATCGACTTTGTTGTTTCGCTTGGTGCAACTTCCCATAGCAGTGCTGGTTTGTATACCCAAGTTTTTTCTTCATCAAGCAGTGCGGCTTGTCTAATTTCGCTATATGTTTTTTGAATATATCGTGATGTATATGTAATTTTCCCATCATTAAATACATCGTTCTTCTTATCACTTACTTCAATAATATTAGCTAACTCTGCAGATGTTGTTGAGTTTTTAAGTACACCAGATTTTTCGCTATCCTTTGTTCCACGAAGTACAAGACTAACTTCTGATGATGGATCATCTGGATCTCTATCTCCAGCATTAGCCATCATATAACTTCTGCTCATTAAAACAAAATTATTATATTCATCGAAGAACATAGATGTTTGAGTGGCTACTGCGAGTTCTTCTAAAATTTCTGCAATAGTTGTGTTTGGTGCAACAAATAAGTTTGGAATAATTGGTTCTGGATCATTATCTGACTTTGAGTATATATAATTAGAAAAACCAATGGAGTCAAACAATGTTGCAACAATATAGCTAAAGCTTGCATCAGTTACAAATAATTCTGGTGCAGTAATTGATTCAAAGTAAAAGTATAGATCTCTAAGTTGTATTGTAGCAACTCTGTCTCTAGTGTTTATTTCGGGAAAAGAGTTTGCGTACATTACCTTAATAGGAACGTAGTAATCCACTAAAGTGCTTGGTGATGGAACATCTTTAACAATTTCGTAAAACTTTATTTGCATATTACGTTTTACATAATTTGCAATTACACTATCTGGATTATTTGTATTTAATGCCTGGTCAAAATCTGCAATGGTAATGTTTCCGTTTGAAGCAAGCAGTTGACCAACTGGCATACCACTAACTCCAAGATCTGAAGCCACTTTATTTATTGAATAATCTGCAGTAATATCTGTTAAGTCAATTGCTAGTCTTGGAGAAAGTTCAATTAAATCGAATGGGTAGTCTGCTCTGCTTAGTGTATCTACAATCACTCTTAGTCCACGAATATATACAAAATCTGTAGAAGAGGTATTGGTAAAATCTGAAAAGAATGGCGTGGTTGATGAAACTGTTTCACTACCTTTTGACCAAGAGCCAGAGCTGTAATGTAATTCTAGGTATCCGTCTCTTCCCACGACTGGTGTAACAGAATTGTTTGTTTCATTAAATGAAATTGCTGTTGTCCAAGTATCACTATTTTGTGGAAGGTACTGAACTTTCCAGTCAATTGGAACAACTCTATTTATAATTTCATTTTCTGGCTCATAGAATGGATCACCAATAATACTTGTTCCATCAAATGCTTTTCTTTGATTTGCAGTACCCACGTGAGTTTGCATTTTTATAATTATTCTATTTACTGGCACTGCACTGTTATAAACAATAAATGGTGCTGCATCATCAATGTAGTAATAACTTTCGCCAGTTACTTTTTTATTTGCAATACCTCGTTCTGCAGTTACAATGGTATTGCCAACTTGTTCTTTTCTAAATGATGTCCAATATTTAAACTTATCATCTTTATCAGAAATGTAGTATCGTGGTCGTGTCATCATATCGGCTGTCATTGCGTGACCGTAGTGACCAAGAGATGCTCCAAATGCTACAGCCTTATTAATACCAGATCGTGGTCTAAACTGCTTAAAACAGTCTTCTAGTGAAAACAAAAGTTTTTTCTTTGCATCTGTAGATGTAAAAGCTACTGGAACTGGGGTATCTTCATCTGTCTCATACCCTCCGTCAACAACAACATCAGAATCTGTATAGCCTGTGTATGCAACTGCGGTGTCGTCTTCATCAAAAGTTGCCTGAATTGTTTCAAGAGCTGCTGGTCTATTGCGATAATTGCCAATAATTTTTATATTTTCAGCATCATTCATATTAATTTCTGCATAAATTGCAGCTTCAGTTTTTACAGTTGATGATTGTTCTAAGTGAGTTTTAAGATGAGTATTTTCGTACAAACTACACCTCTTCCAATGTCAACGAAATATCCCAGTAATCAAATCCAGTACCGTCCTCTGACTCTGCAATATTTTTTCGATTAATATGTGCTCTTTTATTAATTGTGTATGAAATATCTGAAATATACATTTCTACAATCTCTGTATATTCTTGAAGATGTTCATACTTGTTTGTTGTAAAGTTTTGTGGCTTATCGTATGAAAGATAAACAAAGAATGGTCCAGTATGATCTTCATACCACTCTAGTATGTCTGCCCCACCAGCACCTCCATCTACTGTGTACTGAAATTCCATATATCCATTTGGATCATTTAAATAATTTGCAAAAGCTGGATTAGTTGGAACACCCTGTGTTAATCCTTCAGCAATTTCAAAATCTGGATCTCCAGCATATCGTCTTGATGGAAGCATTGTCCAAGATAATGACAAGTTCATTTTATCTGCAATATGAAATGAACGCATACGACCATTAATCATACGCTCACGCTTCTCTAGTCTTTGATAAGAGATATCAATTGGTGCTCTGTTGTGATCTGAAAGAATTAGGAACGTTGTTGCTGATGCAGTATTAGCTCCAATTTCAAATCCGTCTGGGTATACCTTGCCAGATCCGTCGGCAGTTCCGTCATTTTCTGAAAAAAGAATCGCTTGGGGGCGATTGTACTTTTGTCTATTTACAACATATGTCATTAGTAACTATTTCCTCCAAGTCTTTGTTTGTCAATGCTTCTAATCTTTGTAACTACTGTTCTTGCAATCTTGTCTGCATCTGCATTAGTAGCAACATTAACATTGACATTATAATTATACACTGAACCAAGACCATTTGCATCGCCATTGTTAATCTTTTCAAGGTTCTTGACTCCGAATCCTTGTACCGCTGGACGCTTGACCACAAATTCTCCAGGGGTAAGCATAGCAGGAATTCTATCACTTCCAATAGTCTTGCCACCACCAGCCATATAGTTTCTAACTTTACCACCAAGAGAGTATCCCATAAGACCGCCACTTGCGGCTGGTGCAAGCTTATACTCTCTCTTAGCAATGGCAAGTTCATATGAAGCAATTGCTGCTTCTAGCACAGAACGTGTTCTACCTCCATATGAAAGCTTTCCTAGCTCATTTTGTCTTTGTTCTTCCAAAGCCTTCATTTGTTGCTCTTGAGCAAATGAGGCTGCTCTTGCTCGTTCTGCCTGAACTGCCCTAGCTGCTGCAGCAATGTCTCCAGACGCTAGTGCATTGGCAATGTCTAGTTGAGCCTTTTGTTGATCAGAAATTTGACTATTAAGTTTTGCAATTTCTTCAAGAGCTTTCTTGCGTTCGTCGTACTTTTTGTTAATAGCGTCTTCTTGTAGTGATATTACGTCAAGGGCTTTTTGTCTCTTGTTCATTTTTCTGTTATATTTAGAAAGAAGTTTGTCTTCTTTATCTCCACCGCCGCTACCACCACCGCCGCCGCCTCCGCCGCCTCCGCCGCCACCACCGCCGTCGCCATCATTACTTCCCCCACCAAGTTTAATTGGATCTTTTCCAGCTGCTTCTCTTAATCGATTAATCTTATTTTCTTCTTCTGCACTAATTTCATAATTAACTTTAATTGTATAGTTAGTTGCAAAGCCTTCATCGTTAATTGCATTATTTACAAGAGTTTCTGCTGCCGCATCGGTAATATTTCCACCAACAAGATCAGCCTGTAACCTTGTCTTAAATGTACTGTCTGGCAAACCAGCAATTTTTTCTGCTGTCTTATACACTTCACTGTCTTTATCAAATGAATTTAAGAATGCTTGATCAAACTTAACGCTACCAATTGTTTCTTTTTGTTTTTCAAGTTCTGCATATGTATCTGAGACAATAACTTTTTGTGCATTTACCTTTTCTATTCTTTCTGCTTCAAGCTGGTTGATTTCTTTTTGTGTTTCTGCTTCTGCTACCTTGGCATCATAAAATGCATTAATTGCATCGATACCACCTTCTGCTTGACCGTATGCACTCATTGTTGCTGAAACAGCTCCTAAGGCTGCATTTTCATCAGCCATCGTTGTTACAGCTCCCTTTCCAGTTGCAATAGTTGTTGTCTTAGATGCTCTGGCAAAATCTGACTGAAGTGTTGAAAGTCTTTCTTGAGCAACCATTCCAGGAGTTTGACTCAAATCTTCTGTATAAGTTCCAAATTTTGCTTCAGCTAAAGATGACATAGACCTGTCTCCAATCAATGCGCCTAGTGCTCCAATGATTTCTAGTGCTTCTTCCTGAGTAATAAGAGTTTGTGAGACAGCAGTTGCCATATCAGCTGCTAAGTTTTTTCCTATTTCTTGCGAAGAGAGTCCTGCCTCTTGCTGTTTTCTTATGTCAGAAACCAACATTTGACCACTTTCTGCTTCTTGTAAATATTGCTGTGTGGTAGATAATTTTTCTTGGGTCATTCCAGCAATCTTGGCAGAATCTTCTGCAACAGCAGCTTCAGTTGCACTAACTGTACCAAAGTCTTCTCCCATTTTATTCATTTTGTCAACACTCATTATTTGAGAGTTTGCAAGATCAATTGCTGCCTGTTTTTGTTTTTCTTGTGCGTCCTTTAAAGAAATAAGTACACCAACCATTGTAGTCAAACCAGCGACAACAAGTCCTACTGGTCCAGGAATCATTGCTAGTGCTGCACCAGCCAGACCAAGAGATGTGCCAAATGCTTCCATACCAGGAACCATAGCTACTGCACCACCAACCATACCAAGACCAATACCTGCCCCCATACCGCCCATACCCTTAATGCTAGTAGCAATACGTGATCCTATGCCTGGTTTCTTTGGTGGTACTGCTGCTGCTGCCTTTTGTTCAGCATAACGCTCTCGGCGGCGAGCGTTGTATGCATCACGCTTCTCTTGTGCTGCCATTGCTGTAGCTCCAGCATCATTTGATATTCTTGTTTTTTTGCCTTCTTCGTCAACTGAGTAGTACTGATTTCCAGACATTACAACTCGCAATGGCTTAGCCGATTGAGACTTGCCTGTTTCTGTCTTTACAGTTTTGCCCTTAGCCTTAGCAGTTTTTTCCTCTGCTTTAGCGGTCTTTGCCCTAGTAGCAGCAGTTTTTGCTTCTTGTTCGGATACTTTATTTTCTTTGGCAGCTTGTCTCTTAAGCTCTGCGTCTAGCTCAGGTCTAGAAACACCGCCCTTTTTTCTTCCTCTCAATTCTTGTGAAGTGACAGCTCCAGCAACACGCACTCCAGTAGCTGTTGACTGTGCAGTGTCTAGAACCTTGCGAAGTTTGGGGTCTGTCTCTTTTCGTACAATAGCGTACACCTCTTCGGCTGAGATTGATTTTTTCCCTGGATTTGCAGCCATATACGCTGTTGACTGTGCTCTAGTGTCAAATATTGTTTCTGCACCAGAATTTTTTACAATTTCCCTAAAACGTGAGTCTAGTTTTGCAGTTGCATCGGCAAGATCATCAATATTTCCTCCACCGATCTTTATACTATCGTTCCATTTTTCAACACCTGCAGAGTCATATGCAGCTAAGAAATTTTGTGTTGATGCACCCCTTCCTTGCATTTGAGCATTAATGGCTTGAGAAAAACCTCCAAATCCAAGACCACTCTTAATACTAACTGCACCTGCTTTATCTGGGTCTTTGTCTAGAAGTGCCTCAAGTTTTGCTCTTGATCTAGAATCTAACCTATCAAGTCCATACTTATCTGCATATTCTCTGGCTGACATTGATACACCTGATCCAAGATGTGAAAATGCTGAAGATGCTCCCCCCTGTCTCATTCCAGTTGCAGCTCTAAGCCTGTCAATCAGATCTTTTGAATTTCTACTTCCAGAGGAATTCCACTCTTTCAAAGAGGTAGAGAATTTCTTCATAAATGAGCCAAATGATGCCGAGCCTTCTTGTGCTACTGCAACTGCATCGGACATAACTCTTCTTGCAGAACCAACTGATACACGAGCTAACTCTAGATCTTTTAATAGTTGAGCTGCTTCCTTTTCGTATCCCATTGAGCGTAATTTTTCAACTTGTCCTGTAATGCTAGTTCTACCTCTAGCATCACCAGTATCACTTGCATAAATTGATGGAATTCCCTTAATGTATCCAGGAATACTGTCAGAGATCATTCCATTAATTAGACCTCCGTATTTCTTTGCCATTGCTGCAGGTATAACTGCTTCGCCTGGTGCAAGCATTGCAGGAACAATATCTCCAGCCCCCTTGGGACCAGGCACACTTATAACTCCCTTTGCGTACTTCGCTGGCTTTGCTCTACGAGTTGATGCACCACCAGTAATTGCACCCTTCTGGGCAGCGATATTACGTTGATAAGCAGTTGTTAGTGCATCTACCGCAGCTCGTTCTGCTGTAAATGTTTGACGTAGTTTTGAGTGTACTTGATCAAGAGATGCTGCTGCTGCGGCTGCCTGGATTTCTGCTTGTGTCATATACTCAAATTGAGTACCAAGAATACCTGCATCACCAGAAGTTCTTCTAAACATCATTCCTACAGCAGACACTAACTTGAGAATGTTTGCAATACCATTGGCAAATAGACCAACAGTCATAAGTAGAGCTGGGAACACAATACCCAAGAGACCTGTGAGACCAACAACAAATTGTTTAACTCCAGCATCCATATTATTAAACTGCTGCAAAAGTTTTGTTCCAAATTCAATAACTGGTGTAATTAGTTTAAGAAACTCTTCTCCAACTGGTGCAATTGCTGCTTGGAAATCTGCGAAAGCTTTTTCAAACTTGTAGGTTGTTGTTTGCTCAATTTTTGCAAGTTCTCGCTTAGATAGAATTGCAAGTTCTTGCGTTGTTGCGGTAGATAGTTCAAGAACACGCTGTGCTTGAGTACCATCTTTAATTACGTTCTGGAATAGTGTTGATAGACGTGAGAACTGGAACTTACCAAATAGTTGCTCAATTGCACGAGCACGGCTTAGTGGGTCTAACTGGTCAAGTGCGGATGCAAAGTCAATAACAAGACCTTTGATGTCACCCTTGTTAGACTCAACAATCTTTTCAATATTAATTCCAAAGCCCTGTAGCATTTCCTTAGCTTTTCCAGTTGGATTAATAAGTGATGCAAGACCTGACTTAAGAGCGTTAGCACCCTCAGATGCATTAATTCCACCCTCTTTCATTGCTGTTAGGAAGAAAGCTAGGTCTTCTACGTCTCCACCAAGTTGTTGAACAACAGGACCAGCTTTTGGAATTGCTTCGGTGAGGTCTTCGATAGATGTTACCGATTGGTTTTCAACTGCGTTAAGAAAGTCAATTTTCTTTGCAAGATCTTCTGCAGCAGTACCGAATGCATTGGTAATTGACATTGTTGTTTCAAGAGCCTGTGTTTGCTCTACATTACCAAGAACAGCTAGACGTGTTGCTTCTGAAATTTGTGATAAAAGTTCTTGACCAGTTTTACCAGCTGCCGCCGCATCTGCAGCAAGATTAAGAGTATCTGCTACTGCAACACCATATTTAGTATATTCTTGTGCAAGTGTTCTAATCTGATCAGTCATTGCTTTTGTTTCTTCAACTGTTGTGCTGAAGTCACCATAAACACGTTGAATCTTTAGAATCTGCTTTTCAATTTCCATAAAGGATTTTGCAGCAGCAGTTCCAAACATTGTAAGCGGAATTGTAAAACCAACCATAAGCTGACGACCAGCCCATTGTGTATTCTTACCCCAGTTTAGAAGCTGCGTAGACCCTTGCTTCATAAGTTGGTTCATTAGCTGCATCTTTTGTGCAGTAATCATTGTCTTGGTAGTAAGATCCTGCATATCAAGTGTTAGCGGTCTAACCTTAATTGCTCTCAATGCACCGTTAGCATCACGACCCATAGAAATGTATTGGGTTTGAAGATCTTTAACACGCTCAATTGCTACCTTTTGAATTGTGTCAAATTCTTTTCTAAAGAAACTTCCAAATGTGCGAGTAGCACCCATTGAATAACGGAAATACTGCCCCATTGAAAGTTTATTTTTCTCAAGGGCAGTAGTAAAAGCCTCCGTCGAAGACTTAATATTTGTCATCGATGCAGCAAATCGACCAGTAGCATTTACTGAGTCGATAAGTTGCTGATTTAGTTTTGCAGCAT